GGCTGTTCAATAATTGTGGTTTGTTCTTGAGCTGACATTTTTAATTCGAGATTCATTTTTATACTTTTTGCCTACTAATAATATAAAAAGTTCAATTTTTTATATAATTTTGTTTTGTTCGTAAAAATTTATCACACTTTATACAATCCAATTTTTACGGACATATCGCACATTTCTGCACCAAGATTATCAAATGCACAAATTGCCTCGCATCTCACCTGGTTAAAAAATAACTCATCTCTTTCGGGATGTGTATTCACCCATTTTCCAGTATATTTCATAACAACCAAATCAACTGGTTTTCCAAGCGCATCTTTCAATTCGCGCGCCATTTTATAAAATCGATTACATCGTTGTTCATCTGTTTCCTTAAATGGAAAATACGATTTTTTGAAAAAAACCATAACATCATAATCACTGGTTGGTTTGCACAATCCGGTTGCACGCGAACCGTAGAGAACGGCCTGTATCGGCTTATATTTCACGAGTGTCTTATTTATTTTCTCAATGTCCGTTGATGACATCTAATAAAAGATTATTTATTAATCAATGATAATAAATATGGTTTTTATTTTTAAATAGTTAAAGATTATTTATTTTTTAGAGAATAGAGAAACAATGATTGGAACAATGAAATGCGCAGAATTCAACAAATTCATGGATTACTACAAGAAAAAAACGCATCTCTCATTCTACGATTATCAAAACTTTATGTTTGCAACCTCCACACAATTTTATCCTTCCAATCAAAAAATAAATGTGTCTGGATTATACGAAGAATGGCAAAATGAGCATGAAGTTTTAAATATGGAAATTGATAAACCCAACAATGATAAAATGGATATTGAGATAACAAAAAAATATGTAACCATTGATTTCTCTCTGAATTCCATTTCCGACTTGATAAAAATCGCCGAACAAAATCCTGTCGAAGAAGATGTAGAATACAATATCAATTTGAAAACAATTCATTCTATTAAGTCTGAACTTTGTGATCTTGATGCAATGATTGGAATGCACACTTTGAAAAAAAGTGTTCTAGAACAATTGCTTTATTATTTGCAAGGCTTGCACAATGGTGCCGACGATTATAAACATACCGTCATTTTTGGACCACCCGGTACCGGAAAAACGGAGGTCGCCAAAGTGTTGGGAACAATTTATTCAAAGATTGGAGTGATTAACAAACCCAATGACAAGAATGTGTTGTCACTTAAAGACCCAACGGATTTAAATCTTCAGCGGTTTAAAAAGGCAACACGATCCGATATGATTGCCGGATATTTAGGCCAAACAGCAATTAAAATGAAAGCGCTTATTAACCAATGTTTAGGTGGTGTTTTATTCATTGATGAGGCATATTCTCTCGGCGACGACAATTTTTCCAAAGAATGCGTGGATACTTTGTGCGAGTCTTTGAGTGATCAAAAAGACAACATTATGGTTATTATCGCTGGATATGAGAACGAATTGAATGAACGATTCTTCTCTCTTAATTCTGGTTTGGAATCCAGATTTGTTTGGAGATTCAAAATAGACGATTACTCAGCAAAAGATTTGTGGGAAATTTTCAAAAAGAAAGTTGACGATTGTAAATGGAAAATTGGAAACGTGGCTGGAGAGAAATGGTTCCAGAAACGGTACGATAGTTTTAGTGGGTTTGGCAGAGATATTGAAACATTATTGTTCAAAGTAAAAATTGCACATAGCAAACGTGTGTATGGAAAACCAGACTCAGAAAAGCGCGTGATCGAAATGGTTGATCTTGAAAGCGGATACGAAATATTTATGAAAAATAAAGAGAACACGAGAGAATATTCTTTGAAAAAATCGCAGAAGATTTTGTCATCCATGTTCATGTAAATTAGGGGAACGTAGTTCCCCTATGACCCCTCCTCTTAATATGAGCCTATAAGCGAAGCAAAAAAAGGAAACCTACGGTTTCCCTATGTTTAATTTCATAAAACAATATATACAATATTGTATTATGAGTGGCAATATTCGAATCGTAAAATATAATGAGGATTTATTTAAAGTACCTTCAAAAACACAAAAACGAAAAAAACCAGAGAAACCAATTAAATTAAAAGCTGGGAAAAAAGTTAGTAGCAAAACAATCAAACGTAATATTTTAAAAGAAATTCGTAAAAATCAAGAGAATCACTATAATGCATTGTTGAACGAATCAGTTATTTCTCCAAATAGTTTATCAACCGATTTTGAAAATGATTTCCAGAAATCTGTAGATTTTATGAAACAAATTGCAGACAAACAAAAAGAAAACAAAATAAATCAAACAATCAAAAACCATAATGCAATGGTTGAACAACAAAACATTGTGATCCAACCTGTTCAAGATACTGATCTAATACCAGTTGTTCTTGAACCTCAAAGTATGTCCGAACCAATTCAAACAGAAGATCTTAGAGAACCAGAACCCATATATGCTCCAATTAAAATATTACCCAGACCAGAATATGGTTGTTTAAAGAATGGATCTTTGCCAACATTTCGCTCATATCACAATCGTACAATGAAAACATATGACCAAGAACCTTTGACCCAAGTTCAGCCTTTGGTTACAGAACGTATTAAAAGCCCCGCCGAATTATTATTGATTGAAAAACTGAAACAGAGAGAAATTGAGCAAAAAAGCAAAAACCAAATTGTCAAGAAGAAAAAATACAAAAAACTTTTGCGAAGAACTTACCGGTGTGGTAGAGACAGGTACAAACCGAATATTGGGGTTCTCCTTCCTAATAAAACGATTCGGACAAATGTGACAACAAAGTCATATTTGATAAAACAAACCCCCATTTCCGAAATTCGCAACACTCTTGTGAAACAAGGGTTCATCAAGGTTGGATCAAGCGCCCCCAACGACGTGCTAAGAAAAATATACGAATCGATACAAATGATTGATGGTGATGTTAAAAATCACAACCCAGACAATTTGCTTTATAATTTTTTTAACGAAAAAACCAAATCGTAAAATTGAATATTTTTTGTTTGTTATAAATAAATTGCATAATAACAAACAAAATGGAAAAGAAATTAAACTCAAAGTCAGAAGAATTCATCACTCGATTCAAGGATAGTATTCGCACCAAAGCAATCGACCTTAAATTTGGTGAAAAAGACAAAATCAACGAACTTCTCGAATATGTATATGAATACGAACGCTTATTATTTAGTAAAGATGATCTGTCAAAGAGAAAGCGTATCCAGAATTCTATCCCCACCCAAAATCGTTGCAACGCAAAGCGTGCTGACAACAAACAATGCACGCGCAAACGCAAAGATGGATTTGAATTTTGCGGGACACATTCGAAGGGCGCGCCTCACGGTTTAGCTGACGATGTTTGCGGGGTTTGTACCAAGAAAATTGATGTAGTAGCCACTAATATTATGGGAATCGTTTATTATATTGATAAATTCAACAACGTCTATAAGACGGAAGACATTTTAGAAGGGAAAGTGGATCCCGCAATCATCGCTAAAGCTAAGATAATCAATGGAAAAACATGCATTCCCGACTTGGGATTAATGGGTTAATCATCCTTGTTGATTGTTCGTTTAATCGTTTCTTTAACAACTTCTTCGCGATTATCCATTATAAATTTATTCATTTCTAGTGCCTGGGATATATCGCCTTCGTAGTATTTTGATAATATAGTCACTAGATTTTTTTTGGTAATCGGTTTTTTAACAGTGGTCTGCGAAAATACCAATTTTCCATCTTTTATATCAAACTCATCGATCTCATTTTCCTTCATTGTTTTCATCAGATTTTGAGATATTTTTTTCAATCTATCTTTTCGAAGTCGGAGTTCTTTATTGATGTTACGAATATCATTGTCAATCGTTATCCATTCTTTTATTATTTTAACAATCTCTGCTTGCGATGACATTTATATTATTTGGGTTTATTATATTTTTACTTTTATTTCGTTTTTATAGATAACATATTCGGAATTGGTGTCAAACCTTTTTCTTCTTAAATATATATATTTTTATTATAATGATGTTTAGTCATGTTCATAAAAAAACAACAAGATCCTCTTATGAACAACCGCAACAACAAGTAGCTATGCCGATAAAAATGCATTTTGCATATCGACAAATTCCAATGCAACAACAACCCATTGCCAAACCGGTTGTTGATGCAAATCCTTTACCTAAAATGAAATGGGGAAAACCTATTTGGACTTTTTTTCACGTTATGGCGCAAAAAATGAAACCCGACTACTTTAATTTGGTGATCAAGGACTATTTGAGATTTGTATTGTTGATTTGTGGAACATTGCCTTGTCCGGTATGTTCTGCTCACGCAACTGAATATATGCGTGCAATCAATTTGAATAATATACGTTGCAAAGAAGACTTAATTCAATTATTTTACAACTTTCACAATGTTGTAAATCAGCGAAAAGGATACACTGTTTTACAAAAAGACCAAATTCCACAATACGAAACTGCCAATACAATTATTGCTATTCGAGATTTTGTTCGTGCATTTGAAGATAAATCCAGGGCAATGAAACTCATGGCGGATGATTTATCTAGAGCGCGGATTTCAAGTCAATTTAAGTTTTGGATTAATGAAAATATTAAGTATTTTGACCCTTAGTTAACCACCTGACCAGTTCGCTTAATCTTGCACTTATACATACCTTTGGTAACACCGCATTTAGATGCACGCTCTTCCTGTGGTATCATCTGGTTTTTCTTTCCAATAATAACCGCCCACAATACACCACTAAACACGCCGATTATCAGGGGGATTACCACCATCTCTTCCGCACAGCTATTAAAATTATACATAATGTCGATAAAAACAAGAATTGTTATCATCGCAATCAATAGTGCATTTTTGACAACAAGTTTGTTTGTGACAATTACGTAAATGAAATATCCAAAAATAAAGGCAAATGTATGCGTACTCAAAGGCAAATATGACAACACGCTATTATTTATTGTTAATAAACTACACTCCACCATTTTTGCCATTTTGCCATTTTCATTGCCATTTTCATCTCTCAATACATCATTTTTAATAAAATCCGTATGTGAAATTATAATTGTAATGAGCGATGTTACCATGATTCCAACTAACAGTAAAAATCCGGAAAATTCACCTGAAAATAAGGATGATATAACCAAGAAAGCCACAATCATAAATGGCATCATCCTGTAAATTAAAATAAAAAATTCTTTAAAATCCATTGTATATTATATTCTGGATAAAAGAAACCTAGGGGAACTACGTTATTCAGCAAAGCTTCCGCCCTATGACCCCCTCCTTTATTGTGAGCCTCCGAGCGAAGCGAGGTATATAGGAAGGTATAAGCGAAGCAAAAAAAGGTTTTATGAAAGAGTATAAATATATTTTTATTATTATAACTAAACCATGGGAATTCCGTCTTACTTTTCTTACATTATCCGAAATCATATGAATATTTTAAAAAAATTCAATGTGCAGACTCACCAGTTTCAACATCTGTACCTTGATTCGAATTCAATCATTTATGACTCCATCCGTGAAATTGATAAAGCTGGTAAAATGAAACCTATTGCGTCAGACAACTACAAAATTATTTCGTCAATGGTGTGTTCTAAATTGCAGAAATACATTGATGAAATACGTCCATCAAACACTGTTTATATAGCGTTTGATGGTGTTGCGCCTCTTGCTAAAATGAAACAGCAAAGAACTCGGCGTTACCGTTCGGCTTTCATGGAAAAGCACGGAATTGTTCCCAAAAGTATTTTCAGTTCCTGTCTAATCACACCTGGAACCGAATTTATGGACTTTTTATCAAAATATGTAAATAACCATTTTTCTCAGAATTCCAAAGTAATTGTTTCTGCTTCTGACGTACCCGGCGAAGGCGAACATAAATTGTTCCAATATATTCGCGAGAATCCGGAAAAACACATGGACCAGAATACGGTTATCTATGGATTAGATGCAGACCTTCTCATGTTGGCAATATTCAATAATTGTGCATCAAACTTGTTTGTGTATAGAGAAGCGCCCGAATTTGCAAAAAGTCTGAATGCGGATTTGGAAAACGGCGCGTCTTATATTTTGGATATAAACCAGCTGTGTAATTCCATATTGGCCGAAATGGATTGCAAATCCGTTCATAGTCACCGTATTTACGATTATGCGTTTCTTTGCTTTATGTTGGGGAACGATTTTTTGCCTCACTTCCCGGCACTGAATATACGAACCAATGGAATATATAACTTATTGACTGCATACAAGGAAACGGTTGGTTCTTTGCAGAATACGTTTATTATTCAGAATGGAGAGATACAATGGACCGAATTCAATAAAGTGGTTCAATGGATGGCCAAAAGAGAAGAGGAATGGATTCGAACAGAATATATAAAACGGGGTGAAATACGATTTAGTACGAGTGGAGATAAAGAAACGGTTTTCAATAATGCACCATTGATTTACAGAGAAGTTGAACATTATATAAATCCGACACAGAGAAAGTGGCAAGATCGGTATTATAATGCACTTATTGGTTCAAATATATCTGTTGAAAATGTTTGCGCAAATTACTACGAAGGACTTGAATGGGTTTATAATTATTATACTGGAGAATGTACTGATTGGAGATGGAAATATGAATATGATTATCCGCCATTGTTGGTTGATATGGCCGTAATAAAAAAAAAGAATAGAATAACACGGAGAAATAGTTCATTGAAACCGTTTCATCCAAAAACTCAACTTGCATATGTTTTGCCTCCACAGTATTTAGATTTGGACGATTCTGAGAGAGAGAAAGAATATTACAAATTTAAGGGGGATTTTAAATGGGCATATTGCAGATATTTATGGGAAGGACATGTGGTATTGGAAGAAATGACGGTGGAAGAAATGGAAAAAAAGGAAGAAATGGAAAAAGGAAAGTAAAAAAAACTTTTGTTTTTAGTTAAAATATTAAAGATTAAAGTTTATAAATAAATAAATTTTATATACCGGTATATTTTGCACATCCAGTAGCATGTCTTAATGTAGCTACATTTTTTTTAAGCCAATCAAAACCAACGGCTTTTTCAGACATAATATACATATCACCATCATTTAATTCAATTTCAAATCTTTCACCAACCGGATTCGATTTTTGATACCATTGATAATAAAGTGGCATCGAAACTCCCATTCTAAATGCCACCACTTTTTTTCTCTCTCCATCACCATGAAATCCAATACCACATTTCTTAACATCATAATAATAATTTGCTTCAGCATTTAATGGTACATCTTCAGTCCATTCCGAAATAACTTCTCGAATCCTTGACATCATAGGAATATGTTTCCATGCAACAATTCTACCTTTACCATCCTCATAATTTGGTTCTTGATCTTCATCCGCAAAACATAAATTCCATCTAGCATGTTTATTAACCACACGTCCTCGCATTAACGCATGCTTATCCATCGTTAAATTATCATTCTCTTTCATAACATCGATTGTTCCAGAATCACCAAATATATGTTGAATACCTTTTCGAATTACTAATACTCTCGCTTGTTCAAACGTTTCATTTACACCTTCATTTAAATTAATTATTTCTGTTGTTAATCCACGACTATCTAATTTTTCTTTTATTTTTAATAAATTCTCAATCGAATATCCATTTTCATGCAAAGTACCAATCTTTTGCATCTTTGCATGATTCTCCGCTACATCACCAAACGTAATTGTATAACACTTGTTCATCATTCTTTTACTTTACTTGCTTATTACTTTACTTTACTTGATTTATTTACTTAATTATATATATTTATTTATTGTAGCCTTCAATAAAAATACAAAAAAAGATTTCAATTTTAAGTTTTTAATACAAAAGTTTTTCAATTTTAAGTTTTTAATACAAAAGTTTTTCAATTTTAAGTTTTTAATACAAAAGTTTTTCAATTTTAAGTTTTTTTTAAGTTTTACAGTTTAAATAAACGTAAAAAAAAGGAAATAAATAAGTTAAAGGTTAAAATGTGTAAAATGTGTAAAATGTGTATATGTTTTAGGTTTTAGGTTTAGATTTAGGTTTATTGGCGCGTGGAATGGGATCGGCTTGGGGAAGGGAATCGGCTTGGGGAAGGGAATCGGCTTGGGGTAATTCAGAGATATTCTTAGACTTCTTAGTACGTGCGTTCTTAGGTTTAGCAGTAGGTTCAACAACAACGGGATTGGTTTGAACAATAGATTCGACAATAGATTCAACAACAACGGGAGTGGTTTGAACAATAGATTCGACAATGGGTTCTACAGGAGTGGTTTGAACAATAGATTCGACAATGGGTTCGACAATGGATTCAGTGGTAGATTCGACAATGGGTGGCGGTAAAATGTTCTTCTTAGTACGTGTTTTCTTAGGTTTAACAGTGGATTGTACAATGGGTTCAACAATGGAAGATTCTGTTTCGGTTCTAGCAAGTGTGACCAAATCAGTAACAATAGCATCAGCATGATCGGTCTTCTTGACCTTCTGGACACGAGTCTTCTTGGGTTTTGCAGAATTAATGAGTTGTTTGCGCAAATCATTAATATCCTTGTCTTGAGTACCATTTTCAACAACATCATTAACAATTGAAACGATTTGTTCAATGGATTTATCCAAAAATAATTTGGTAAGAATAGTGTCATCATTATTGGCAGTGGTCAAAACAAAATGGGCGAACTTCAAATAACCCATAATCTTTTTGGGAATAGCTTTGAGAACAGGTTTCTTTTTAGGGGAACTACGTTCCCCTATGACCCCTCCTTGAAGAACGACAGTGTTATCAACAACAGTGTTATCAACGATTTGGTTATCAACGACAGTGATTTGTTCAGTGTTCATTTTTGAGCGAAAGTTTGGTTTTACGAAAGTTTAGTTAGCGATTGGTAAATATAATTTGTATAATGAATATCTTTCACAAAAAAGCAAAAAAAGTTTTCAATTTTAAAAGAAAACCTACGGTTTTCCTTTAACCTTTCCCTTTTCTCTAAAGAAAACCTACGGTTTTCCTTTGACCTTTCCCTTTTCTCTAAAGAAAACCTACGGTTTTCCTTTAACCTTTCCCTTTTCTCTGTATGACCGACTACTCAATACCCCACTCATTTCTCGATATCGATAAAATGTATCTGCATGCATGTATATGAATACAAAGATAGGAAACCGGGAGGACCGAAGGTCCGACCTTTTATTGTCCGGTTTATTTGTCCGGTTTATTTGTCCGGATTAACAAAATAATTGCATAGTTGCATAAAGAAAATCTACGGTTTTCTTTTGACATTTCCCTTTTCTCTACACATTCGAAAATAAAAACCCATAAACATTTTGGATGATAAGTTGGAAATATTTTGGATGCATGGTTTCATAGATCCTTTTTCAAAACCTATAAGATGCAGAGAAAAGGTATTCTTCTCTGCATGACCGACTACTCAATACCCCACTCATTTCTCGATATCGATAAAATGTCTCTG